ACGGGTTAGATAACCAACGTAGCACTCAGACATCCTCAGACTGCGAAGGATCAGTGTTGGCCCGGGAATCCGGGACTTTAATGGGACCTTCGTGATCAAGAGGAGGACCGGACCAAGATACCATAGATACGGACTGAGAGGTGGGAGCAATGGGCTGGACGAATTCAATATCGTATTCTAGGAAGATCCTTCCTATAACGAGATTATCCGCCTCTCCATTGTTCTCATTCTGATGGACAATACAGCCACCAACATTAAAATTGGAAGCTGTAGATCCACCAACATAATACCATGGCAAAACGGGGTGTAGTTCGGCATGCGATACAGTGAAGTCTAACGACGTCACTCCATGCATATTGGAACCACTCCAGCACGGTCCTGTAACCCATTTAGCAAAGTTATAGACGGTACCAGTATTGGTGTCGCCGGACCAAGTCACGGCGTCACTATACTCTGGTGTCCATCCAATAACTGTGTAACCTCTTTGTGAGGTTGGGCAGGAGGACTGGAGAAACACCCGCACGGAATTGATTCGGAATTTCGAATAATTCTTCGCGAGTGAAGAAAGCCACGGCATGTTGGAAAAGTTCGTTCCAATAAGAGAATAACCCTTCATGAGGGTGGTCTGATTGGAATGAATAGTCTGCATCGGGTCGGTGTATCGAACTCGAATACCATTTGCTAAACTGGTAATACGACGTTCTCCGCCCCGCATAATGGTTCTTGTTCCCGTCCCCGGGTTGACCGTGGGACGATAGGTCACACCCGTCGGATTCCGACGGGCGTTGGGTGTTTTCTTCTTCGCCATTTCTATTTAATTAGTGCAGTAGGTACTCCTATCTACTGGACCATTCCTCTTCGTAGAGGGGCCTGATGGTCTCTCGCTTATCCTCTTGGATAGACCCAGAGTAATTAGAAATGGAGCCGGACGGCGGGTTCGTCAACCAGTGTACCTCTACGAACATGGTACCACTGAGGGCGCAACTCGTGCCAATCGTTTCTGTGGACCGAATCTAGAGCAGATCCCGATAGGGGGGGAGCAGGATTCTTTTGAAGCCATCGATTAAATCGACGTCTTCCAAAGATTCTCTGGTGTTTGAGACTTTCCAACGACTCAAACCACCTTCTTATCTGCATCAGTTCCCTGGACAGTCCACCGGATCGAGAGTAAGGATCGGGCAAAATATTCTCAGGAGGAATAACTACATCTGGAATACCCCACTTCAGAAAGGGATCCTGTTGAGGAATCTCTTTCTGATAGAGGGTCTCTATCCGAGAGAAAGGGGTTCGGAAACCCTCTTCTCCCTGATAGGAACCAGTACGGTGAGCCTCCATCCAAATCCTCTGGTACCGGGTGAAATTATACCCGGCTGGAACAGGTAATCCCAAGTTTCCGAGTTCCCTGGGACCAAAGATTGATCCTGGGAATCCCTGAATTATGGGGTACCTCTCACGGATCATGGAGATGGCCTGCTTTTGGTAATTTGGAGAGACTCCCTTCCAGAAGTCCCCCAAAATTCCAGCAAGCTGACTCCATGGAGTAACTTGTCGACCATACTTGTCGACAAAATCGCCAAGATAACCAAGAAGTCCTACATTCGGGAAAATAAGCCTCTCCAACCTGTGGAGATCCTTATTCCAAGTGTAGACTTCCGAGTTAATCATGGCCAGATCTCGTGAGTAATAGTTCTTACCAACGGATTTCTTCAATCCAACATGCTTGGTATGAAGTTCCCAGAGTTCATATTCCCGCCGCGAGGCGGGAAACAGGACATCATCTCCATTCACTTTAATCCACCGATCAGGCGGAAGAGAGAGAGAAGATGCTGCCTTGTTAATTATGCACAATAAGGGAAAGGAGAGAATATGACCCATCATCTGTCCCCGAAGAACTACGTTATCAGGTTCACC